GGACGGAGCAGGAGGTGGAGGATGCCAAGACCATTAAGCGTGTGTTTGGGCGGGATGGGACTATCGAGCGTCACAGCAAGACGATGACAGTACCATACAGCACCCTTACTTTTGACCATTTGTATATCAGCGAGAACTTGTTCCCCTCCCTTCACCCTGACGAATCCGTCACCCTTGACGAGATCATCGGAGGTAAGGGTGATGGAGCATGAAAGAGAAAACCCGCAAGAAGAAACCTGATTGCTATGAGGCATATCGCCCGGGTATCTGCCTCGGGAAAATGACCATAAAGGGAACCCCAGGGTGTCACTGCCTCAAGTGCAGATGGTTTGAAGATAACGCCAAAAAGAAATAGAAGGGAGGCGGTGTAAATGGCGAGGGGCAGACAGCAGAAATGGATCTGCAAGGACTGCAAGAGCGATTTCAGTGTCCAGGGGAAAACGCCGAAGTTCTGCTGTGCCTGCGGCTCCAAGAACATCGGCAGGGCACCGAGCTTTGAATTGCTCTCAAATTTTGAAGAGAAACAGAAGGCTCTCGACGATGTCTGCCGGGAGCTAAACCCCGTTTTCGCCAAGTATATTGCCCTGAAAGAGCAGTACGACAGGATAATGAACTACTGGAAGCAGCAGCGAAAGCGTGGGTATATATCGCTGGAGGAGTATCGGGAGCTGGCAGAGGCTTTCGACGGTGCAAAGCCGGAATCACCCGAATCCAGCGGTTCCAGCGGATCGTAGCAATACTTACTCCTCTCCGGCAATTTCCAGCGGTTTTAGGAGGGCATTATGGACGAAGAGAAAATAGCCAGAGAGATTGAAGATTGTGATGGCTGCCCGCTTTATGGGAACGACTGCCCGGGAGGGTGGACTGGTGGCCCGAACGGCCCCATTGAGCCGCCGTGCTGCTCCTGGAATGGAGACGAGGAGATTTCCGAAGGTATGTACTCAAATATCACCTATTTACCGCAGGAGCTTAAATGGAGGCAAGAGGCGCATGAGCAGAAAGAAGCGGAAAAGAGGGCAGCCAAACACAAAGAAGAAATTGAGAATCTGGAATTGAGGGTTTGGAACTTGACCGGGGATAGATACCGACATATTGAACGCAAATATGCCGGAGAGCTGTCCGATAGATGGCGATGCCCATATTGCCATGGGTGGACACGAGTAACGTGGGCGTCCGGCCGAGCTGGGATTGATGAAGCGTGGTGCGGCAGATGTGGCAGGAGAATGGTTTACTGCCAGGAACTTGAAGATGAACTAGAAGGGCAGGACAATAGATGATAATTAAGAAAACAATCACGAAAACCTACGATATTTACGATTGCGTAAAATGGGGCATGACCGTAAGAGATACCATCTCGGCACGAGAGCGGAAAGGACTTAAAAATAGCGGGCTGGACAGATGCTTTGTTTGTGGAAAGAAATTTGATGATGACTATTTCCCAAACTTGGCACTAATCAAAGGGGCGAAAAATCAGTTTATTTGTGATGACTGCGCCGAAGCAGTACAAAAAGAGGGAGAGCAAATATGAAGATTGAGAGAGAAGACGATTTCGGAGGCGCTGTTCTGAACTGCGCCGTTCGGTACGCCCTTGGCCGTATGTCCTATATGCCCGGCCTAGTCATGGACGTGATCCGGCCCATGCTGAAAAATTGCAGCGACAAGACCCTGTGGTGCTTCGACCGGGACATCTCGGAATGGCTTGAAAGGGAAAAACATGGGCTTGCTGACTACGGCGAGGAATGGGTCAGGTTCCAGGATGATGTTCGAGCGGTAATGGATGGGAGGAAGACAAGCGAAGAAAAGGCGGGCACCTGCTTGCGCGATAAGGTGAGCCGGCTCATTGACGCATACATCAAGCTCGGTTTGGAGAATTGCCATAACGACGCCGACATCATTGATGCCCTGGCGGAGATCTTCACCTACGAAGAGCTGAAGGACTTTGGCGCCGGAGATTTCGTCCGGGACTACTTCGAGGATGGAGATGAGTGACCGCAAGGATTACCTTGATTTCAACGGGCCTGGGATCGGCAGCCTTGAAATTTGCTTTGGAGGCCCGAGAACGGCCACGCTGAGATTCGCCCCAGAGTTACCCCAGGAAAGCCGCTCAGAGGCCGCACAAGAGCCCAGTACGATAGACCATCCCACAACACCAGGAGAGACGGAAACCCGTTCCTCCAGGCGGCCATGCGATTTAAGAAAGGCTTGCGAAAGCGAGGACAACTGATATAATGAAACTCAGGTGATGATATCTTCAAAGCTGGAGACGAAGATTAGAAGAGGGGAGCAGTCATGACGGGGAAGGGGAGCACCAGAGATTTCGCAGAACTGTCCAAGGCAAGTGCAAGGCATTTGCGGGCGGGATTGATGGTCGAATATATGCGGGATCTCCGGCAAATGTCCGAGATCCTGAATCTGGAGGGCCGTCATGCCGATGAACTGAAGGTCCTCCTCCTAGAGTTCTATGTCATGCTGAATTGCGGAGAAGCGATTCCGGCTATTGACCGGGAGCTTGTATCTTCCATCCGAAAAGCGGCGGTAGCGGTAGGCGCATCGAAGTATGATGTGGAAGAACTGCTACTCACGATGATCCACGATGACACAACTCCTCGCAGAAGCTTCACCACCAGGGACAGCCTATATGTTCTGGAGCTTTGCATGAGCGAAGAGTGGGACAGAGCAGAGTCGATTGCAGTCAGATTCAGAAAGGTGTTATACCTTTGACGATATGGAAAAAAGTTGTAAAATATGGTGGCGGGAAGCACAAGGGCTGATGCCCAGATGCCCACACGGGACCGTAAAGCTCCCCACCCTTCATTGCCTGATTTATGAGGCCTTTTACTCCGGTGGTTGGGTGTCTATAACATCTAACCGAAAGGACGAAAAGGCAATGAACAAACATCTTGATAAGGCGATTTTCGGCATCGGGAAGGTTGACGCCCTGATGCACTCCATCGAACAGCTCTACCTCGACTTCGAGGTTATGCCGGAGGAACAAGAGAGGCTGAACAGGGGGACATATGCGTTCTACGTCCTCTGGGACGAAATCCGTGAGGTGGCCGACGAACTGGATCTGCTTTCTGGAGACTGCCGGGTCGTCGATGCCATCTATGCTGCCAACGATATGAAGAAGCGGTGTGGCACCTTGAAAACCGAAGAGTGAGACTGCCGGGCCGGGGGGTTCCCCGGCCCATTTTTTCTGCCTAGAGTGAAATCACTATTGACAAACCCTATTTAATAGGGTAAGATAAGTATGAAGAACAAGACAGGAGGAACTAAAATGCCTGAACTTTGCCGGTTCTACAACATCATCATCAAAATGATTTACAGCGACAACGGACAACACAACAAGCCGCATTTCCACGTGTACTTTGCCGAATACGAAGCATCCGTAGGCGTAGACGGAGAACTGCTGGCAGGTAGCTTGCCGGTAAAACAGCTGAAGCTAGTCCAAGCATGGGCGGCTATCCATGAGGATGAGCTTTACAAGGCTTGGAACAATGCGGTCAGAAACATCCCGTTTGGGAAGATTGAGCCGCTAAGATAAGGAGGAGAAGAAATGTATATCAAAGATGGTATTGCATATGCCGGGGAAACCACTCCCGCCATCCGTGTGTGCGGCGTCAGGCCGATTGATGGGCATAAACTCTGGGTGCGTTTCAACACAGGCGAGGCGAAGATCTTCGATTTTTCGCCCCTGTTTTCTTTCCCAGCGTTTGCCCCTCTGACCGACAGAGCGGTATTCGACGGGGTTTATATCGACTATGGTGTGACCGTATGGAACGATGGTGATATTGACATCGACCCTGCTGAACTTTACAGCAAGGGTGTTCCTGCATGACCCAAGGATATCTGAAGAGGAGAGCAACATGAAGCGATTTGACACAGCCCCGCTCCAAGAGTACAGTGCAGAAGAAATCAAGGGAATACGCAACCGACTGAATATGACCCAGGCGGTATTCGCTCTGTTCATGGGCGTATCGAAAAAGACTGTAGAGGCATGGGAGTCTGGACAGAACATCCCAAACGGGCCTTCGCTCAGGTTGCTATGGATGGCGGAGCAGGACCCGGGTTTCCCGGAGCGGTATGGGATCGTCAAGGTTGAAAGCATGACTAGTTGAGAGGAGGGGGATTTTCTGCCCCTCCTATTTTTTACTTGCAAATTACCGATCGGTAATATAAAATAGCATTATGGAAATATGAAATGAAACGGGCCTTTCCGAATAGAGTGTAATGGGTGGTGATTCAGGTGGCAGAGAAGAAAATCAAGACGGTGTCGTTCGTCCACATCGGCGACAAGCTGGTGAGCACCGACGAGCTGAACGCCGAGCAGAAGTCTCAGGTCGCCACCTGGCTCAAGACCACATATCTGAATAATCTGTTCCAGGGGAAAGCCAAGTTCTATGAAAAGCAGGCTTATGTCTGAACATTGAATAGGTAATGCCGCAGTCAACATCTGACTGCGGCATTATTTTTTATAGGCTATTGTTGTCTGGTCCGCCGTACTCCAATAGCCTATAAAATGGGTCACAAAATAATGCGATAGGTTATCGCAAGGGTGTAGCTGTCCTTGTCGAATACACAGTTCTCAATGACTGACCGGGCAGCGTTATTCTTTTCCACGGTGGTGGCTGTGGAGGACCGGAGCGTTTCCAGAGCAGTTGATATGGCACCCTTGATGGCCGCCCTGGTGATTTCCTCGTCAGAGTTGGACTTTCGCTCCTCCAGCTCCTTAGCTGTCTGAGCCATGTTTTCCTCTAAGGCTTTCTTTGCCTTTGAAAAATCATCCAGTTCAATGACGCCTGCAAGATACGCTTCTTGTAGGCGCTCCTTTTTTGATTCCAGAATCCGAAGGGCGGCCTCCAGGTGGACTAAATCCCGGCCCTCGCTGGCATTGGTGTAGGTTATATCATATATGATGCCTGTGGAACTGGTGGCATCTTGCCCCAGGCGGGAGATGATGGCGTCTTCTAGGAGATCGACCCGGATGTGCTGGGTGTGGGTGCAGCGGCCTTTGGTGTAGTTGCCGCACTTGAAGTAGTGGGGTTTAGCAAAGACGAGAGTAGCGCCGCAGGCGCTGCACCGGACAATGCCGGACATCCAATGCTTCAGCTCTGTACTGGGGCGAGCCTTGTAGCCCCACTGAGACTTGACTTCGTCCATACGGCGCTGGGCGGCTTCCCAGGTGTCCAAATCTATGATTGGCTCGTGGTCGCCGTCTGCTATGATAATATTCTCGTTGAAGAAATCCCGCCTGGTGCGCCCCTCCGGGTTCCAACGCAGCTTCCCAATGTAGACCGGGTTCCGAATGATATACTCGACGGTCCGGTTCTCGAATGGATTGCCCCGATGGGTCTTGACACCGAGAGCGTTCATCTCCTTTGCTATGGGGAAAAGACCCTTGCCGGCAATGAACTCGTCGAAGATCCGGCGGACATAGTCGGCCTCCGCCGGATCTGGAACCATTTTGTCGCTTTCGTCGAGCCTGTATCCGAATGAGGCGGTACACTGCCGCTTACCCCTCTCGGCGTTGACCCTCATGCTGCGCTTTACTTCCTGGCTCAAGCGGATGGAGTAGAATTCGTCCATCCATTCGATGATTCGCTCAATCAGCTTGCCAAAGGGACCAGCAATCAGGGGTTCCGTGATGCTGACCACATCGACCTTGCATTTGGAGCGGAGAATCGACTTGTAGAAGATGCTTTCCTCTTGATTTCTGGCAAAACGGGCGAACTTCCAGAGGAGTATGACGGAGAACGGACAATCGCTTTCTTTAGCCCTGGCGATCATTTCTTGAAACTTTGGCCGGTTTTTGGCTTTACGGCCAGAGATTGGCTCTTCAATATAGATGCAGTCTTCCAGAAGAATGATGCCTTCGCGTTTGGCATACTTCCTGATTTCATCCAGTTGGCTCTCTGGAGACAACTCATCTTGGTCGTCCGTTGATACCCGGATATAGGCCGCTGCGAAGCGGAACTTGGGCGATTCGGAAATTTGTTCTTTCGTGGCGACCCTGCCGTACAGAACAGCATTGCTCTGTTTACTCAACCGAATCACCCCGATCTCCAGCGCAGAACACGAAGAAATGCTCGTTGCTCAAGTTTCGGTCAATCTCATCCGAGAGTTTCCCGGCGTCAGAGAAGGAGAGATAGCCCCGCTGTGCCATGAGGTCGATGATACGATATGCCTGCCCGGATACTTGGTAGGTGAACTCGGAGGCGAAAGAATCCAGATCATCGAAGGATCGGGTCTTCATTTCCGAGATGAAATGATACACAGAAAGGGCCGGATAAGACCGGGACAGAACAAAGGCCAAGTCGCCCGCCGACGAAAGGAAGATGCCTGAGACCTCAATGCAACAGAAGCCGCAGTCAACCGTGAGGTCCTGCCCAATGCAGATGAGAGAGGATAGCTTGGGATGATCCCTGGTTGGCACCGGATACAGAAGCTCAAGGCTACCCATTAGATTGTTACTGTGCAGAGTTGTCTCCACTCGATTGTTTGCCATCATCAGCTTTTTCCTCCAGCCTGTATTTTTGCAGAACAGCCTGTACAACACGCTTGTCATCGGCGTTGGCGGCACCATAGAGAGAAGCGACTTCCTGAAGCTCCGGGGGCATGAGTTCATACTTGTCCCCGCTCAGACCAACCAGCCAATCGAGAGAGACATGAAAATGCTCGGCCACTTTGACAAGATAGGTGATCTCGGGCAGCCGATCACCAGTCAAATAGCGAGAGAGAGTCGGAGCCGAAATCTTCAGTCCTTCGGCAATTTCCCTGAGCGGCTTTCCTGTAGATTCGCAAAGCTGCCTCATGTGCTCTCTGAACAGAATATAATCCATAGTTTGACCCCTTTCCGAAGTGCTAATTTTTGTTACCGATTGTGGATTACATTTTATATCTTTTTGGGCGGTACTGCAACAAAAAATATTAACATTGACCTAAAATATATTGACAATTTCCATATGGTAATATAAGATAATACTATGGTAATAAACCCCCAAAATAAAAAAGACGGGGAGGTGAACTAAATGAAACCGCTTGAAATCAAAGGAGCCCGGGCTAGGCTGGGATATAAGCAACAGTATATGGCTGATAACCTTGGTATATCGGTTGCCACCTACCGAAAAAAGGAGAGTGGTGTCATTCGGTTTACCGACAAGGAGAAAGTCAAGGTCACAAAGCTGCTGGAGCTTACGCCGGCGCAGATGAATGACTTTCTGTTTGATGGAGAGTTGCCGATTGGTTCCGCAAATTAAGTGGGGCGGTATTTTTATGCCCAAATATTTCCGATTGGTAACATTTTTTGCTTCTGCGGTAATTATAGGACAATTCGGAGGTGAAAAAAATGGGGCGTGAAGCCAGGAAAGCGGTCGGTAATCCATGGTATGAAGCAAGGAAACGGGCCGCTGAATATGACGACAGGCTAAGTAGCCGGGAAGGGGCAGCCGAAAGCCTCGGAATGTCGGTATCCGCTCTGGCAGATGCGGAGTTGGGCCTGACGAAGTGTATGCCCGTGGATAAGGCGGTTCTGATGGCGGACCGGTACAACGCTCCTCAGCTCCTGAACTACTACTGTCTGCATGAGTGCCCGATTGGCTGCCGGCAGTCTCTATCTGATAAACTGCTGGGGATTGACCGGGTAACCGTCAAGCTATTGAAGAGCCTGAAGGTCGATGAACTGGAGGAGATAAAAGATTCTCTGCTCGATATTGCGGAGGACGGCAGGATCACAGAAGATGAAAAGCCGGAGTTGCGGGAGATTCTGGACTATCTGGATGATTTGGCAAAGACTATCAGTGAGCTGAAGACTATCGGGAAGATTGCACTGAACGGCGGAGATGTCGGAGATGATGATTGATCCCGCGGAGAACACACCGAAAGGAGATAGCGTTGTGACAAGAGTGGAGAGACGAAAACTGAGAGCCAGACGGCACCGGATTCGGATTACCGCCGTACTTGGAATTTTAGTCGTTGTACTCCTGACTGCGAGCTGGGCGGCAGACGAGGCTGACGATGCCCCTTCCTTTGGAGCGGTTGCCCCCGGAAGTGAAAAGGAGCAGACCGTGGAAGTGCTCCCGCTATGGTTCAGCGAGGAAGCCGAGATGAAGATGACGGTCAAAAAAGATGTGGTCGCTACGGAGGCCCTGATGGAAACGGAGGAAGAAGCTCCGTCATATCAGTCCGATGCGGTCCCGCTGAATCACGACACACAAGCCCAGGTTTTGGGCTGGTGTGAGGAGTACGGGGTGCCTTATTCCGTGGCTCTGGCTGTGATAGAGGCCGAAAGCTCCTTCCGGCCAGACGCAGAGAACGGAAGTTGCTACGGTTATATGCAGATCAACAGCATCAATAAATCCTGGCTGTTCCAGGAAATCGGGGTAACCAACCTGGAAGACCCACTCCAGAATCTGCACTCCGGCATCTATATGCTCGGAGATCTGTATGGCAAATACGGTGATTGGCACAAGGCCCTTGTCTGCTACAACTGCGGGGAGACGGGCGCCTACAACCACTACTTCAGCCAGGGCCTCACCAGTAGCGGTTACAGCCGCCACGTCATGGAACTGGAGGCAAAGTGGGCGGAGGTGGTCTCACAATGAGTTCCGATGAAATCCGGCGCATTGTGGTCGGAGTGGAAGCGAAAATGGGGTGGACCTTCCGCCACAAAGACGTTTGCGAGATTCTTCAATACACGGAGCAAAAGGCAAGGCAGAACGGAAAGGGGCAGGGCTACGTTCCGATTCTGTTCGAGAATGAACTTCGGGACTTCGTGACCAGATCCGTTATCAATGCGCAAGGGAGGTTGAACGAATGTGCCAGGTTTGCAGACACACCCACTGTTTGAGTGTGTGCCCAAATGCGCCTGACCCTCCGGCTGTAACCACCTGCGCCCGCTGCGGGGAATCTGTTACACCGGGGTACGAATACGCCAGGATTGATGGCCTGGACTACTGTGCTGAGTGCATCGAAGATATGCCATACTGCGAGCTGGTCCCGCTGCTTGGCGGGGAATGGGATACCGTTCTGCCCGACCACATCATAAAATGCGGAGCCTGCGGAAGAGTGATTGAACCGGGGGAGGAGTTCGGGACCTTGGACGGGAGTATCTACTGCGAAGAGTGCATTGATGAGTTCCCGTACTGCGAACTGGTGACCATGGCGGGCCACGATTGGAAAATGGCGATCAAGGAGGACATCTACGATGGATACGACGGATAAGGTGCTGGAGATCCCGGTTGTGGAGGGCCTGGAGTTCGATGACGCCACGCATACATACAGGCTCGACGGCTTGGTGATACCGAGCGTGTCTGCGATCCTGGGGCCTCTGAGCAAGGCAAAATACGCTGGTATCAGCGAGAGAACGATGGATAGGGCGGCAGACAAGGGAACGGCGGTCCACAACAGCATTGAGAACTGGATCAAGTTCGAGATTGAGGATATACCGCCGGAGCACATCGGCTACTTCAACGCCTTCCGGGCCTGGTGGGATGAATTCAGGCCGGAGGTGGTCGGCTCCGAGGTCAGGATCTGCCACCGGTTGATGCGATATGGCGGGACTGCCGACTTGGTCGCCTACATCGGCGACGAACTGACGCTGGTAGACTACAAGAGCACCTACGTCATCAGCGATATGACCTGCGGGGTACAGCTTGAAGCATACGCCCAGGCCCTGGCCGACATGGGAATCAGGGTCCAGAGGAAGAGAATTCTGCACCTCAAGAAAGACGGAATCTATTCGATTCGAGACTACCCGGCGAACGATGTGAACCGGTGGCGGGTCTTTGGGGCGCTGAAGACGGTCTACGACTATATCGAATCCTCTAAATGAAGATTGCGAAAAAATGTTACTAAAATACGAAATTCCATTGACTTAGGCGGTAGGTGTTGTATCGTAAAGTTACAGATTATTAAGGAAGGATGTGTAGCAAATGAACGAAAACCTCGCAATCGTAGGCAGCAACGCCCTCGTCCTCGATTCACCGGAGGACACCTTGACCCAGGAGGCCAGCCTGATTGAAAAGCAGGCCAGCAGTGTGGCTGTCACCAATGACGCCGAATACGCTGCGGCCGGCGATCTCACGAAGGCAGTCAAGAAGATGCAGAAGAAGGTGAAGGACTATTGGGAGCCGATGCGCGTGAACGCCAAGGCGGCCTATGATGAGGTCCTGGCCCACAAGAAGGAGATGCTTGACCCTCTGGAGGCTGCGGAGAAGATCCTGAAAGGCAAGATGGGGGACTACTCCATGGAGAAGGAGCGGAAGCGCCGGGCACAGGAGGAGGCCATGCGGAAGCTGGCCGAGCAGGAAATGAACCGAAAGCTGGAGGAGGCTGCCCGGGCAGAGGCTGCCGGAGACACCGCCGGCGCCGAGTTCGCTATGGTGGAGGCAGAGGTGATGGAAGGGGTGTCCATCAGCGGCAGTATCCAGGCGCAGACCCCGAAGGCGGCTGGAGTGAGCCAGAGCAAGACCTGGGAGATCGTCAGCATCGACAGCTCGAAGGTCCCCGTTTCCTTTGAAGGAGTGGAGATCCGGCCGGTCGATGTCAAAGCGGTCATGCGGCTCATCAAGGAGTCCAAGGGAACGATCCAGATTCCGGGCGTCCAGTACCGGGATTCGGTCAGCATCAGCGTCCGAGCATAATCGAAAAAATGAGGAGGTTAGCCAAGATGGCACCCACAATGGCATTGAGCAAGGCCGAACAGAACGCCCTTTGCGTGAGCTATGATGTTCTCGGAACCCACGTTGAACTGGACCTCCAGTTCGTGAAGCGTTACCTGGTCAGAGGAAATCCCGATAAGATCACCGACCAGGAAATTGTTTTCTTTATGAACACCTGCAAGATGCAGAAGCTGAACCCCCTCGTTGCTGGGGAAGTTTACTGTATCAAGTTCGGGAATGACCCGGCGCAGATGGTGGTCGGTAAGGGGGCATATCTACGGAGAGCGTATGAGCACCCGGACTATCTGTGCAAGGAGGACGGCATAGTGGTCCTTCGCAACGGGGAGGTCATTCAAAAGGAAGGCTGTTGCCTGTACCCCGGCGAACAGTTGATTGGCGGATGGTGCCGGGTACACTTCAACCGCAACGGGCAGGAGAGAACAGCTTTCAAGGAGGTCTCTTTCTCCGAGTACGACAAGGGCCAAGCGAACTGGAAGTCCAAGCCGGCGACCATGATCTGCAAGGTGGCTACCAGCCAGTGCGTCAGAGAGGCGTTCCCGAAGGACTATGAGGGATTATACTCCGAGGAGGAGATGATCGCTTCTGGCGCAATTCCCGCTTCTTATACGGTAGTCCCTGAGACCGGTGAGGTCATTACCCCGGACGAAGAGCCTGACCCGCCGATCTCCCAGGAGCAGCGGCAGTCCCTGTTCCGTATGGCAAAGGAACACCTGGGGGGCGATGCGAACAAGATCCTGAAGGAGATGGTCGAGCAGCATGGGTATGAATCCACGAATGGGATGCCTGTGTCTGTCTACAATCAGGTGGTCAGCGAAATCATGCGTTTGGCTGAAGAGAAGCGGGCAGAGCAGGCCAGCCCTGAACCTGTGTCGGAAGATGGTGGTAGCCAGGAAGAGCCTGCCGAGTAANCCGGCCGCCACGAAGGCAGGTGATGAAATGGCATGGGTCAGCGTACACGACAACGTGATAGGGGGTAAGCTCCGGGAACTGGCAAAAGAAATCGGCTGCACACAAGAGGAGGCCCTGGGAATCCTGGTGTCGCTTTGGATATGGGGTCTCAACAACGCCGACAAGTACGGCAAGCTGATGAGCGCCGACCGGGAGGATGTTTTGGAGGCGTTCAGCGTCAAGCTAGTCAGCGGCTTGAAAGTTGACATCGTTGACACGCTCGTCAAGACCAGATGGATGGATGAGCCGGAGCCGGGCGTCCTGTATATCCACGATTGGGACCAATGGCAGGAACAATGGTACAAGGCCATTGAACGCCGGGAAAAGGATGCGAAGCGAAAGGCTGAGTACCGGCAGGGCAAACGGTCTGAGAAGACGCGGGCCGGTGCCGCTGGCAAAAAGAATGACGGTCTCGACCAGGAGGCTCTGTGGGGCAGCAATGGGGGATCGGAGGCACCAGCACAGCCGGAGGAACCGAGATATGCACCGGCGTTCGAGGAGTTCTGGCAGGCATACCCTCGGAAGATCGGGAAGGGCGAGGCATACAAGAAGTACCAAACCCGTCGGAAGGACGGGTACTCCGATGCCGAGTTACTTGAGGCAGCTAAGAACTATGCGATAGATTGCCGGCGAAGGAAGACGGAGAAGGAGTACATCAAGCACCCAAAGACTTTCCTGAGTGACAGCCTCCCGTTTCTGGACTACCTCCCCAAAAGGGAGAAGCCACAGGAAGACCCGGGAGCAGCGAAGACAAATCCGTTTGAAGAATGGGGTGAAGATACCTGATGGCAGAAGGTATGCTCAACACTTATGAATTTATGAAGAACATCGCAGCCCGTGGCTTGAGCAAGCAGGTCAGGAACCCCGGGGATTATGTAGGGCCGGATGGCCTGCTGATGTGCGGGAAGTGTGGGGAAGCAAAACAGCGGATCATGGATTTTGCTGATCCGACACCAGAGAACCCGGAGCACACCAGACAGCTCAAGGTCGCTACGATGTGCCGCTGCGAACGGGAGATTGAGGAGCAGCAGAAGAGAGAGGAGCAGGCGGCCGAGGACATGGAGCGAATCCGAACACTGAAAAAGGCAAGCCTCATGGATGAAAAGTTCTCCTACGCCACCTTTGAGCACTTCAAGCCCACCAAGTACAACGAGAGGAACCTGAAGCTCTGCCTGCGGTATGCGGAGAAGTTCGACCTCATGCTGGAGAAGAACCAGGGGCTTCTGTTTTGGGGCGACGTAGGGACCGGGAAGAGCTACGCGGCGGCCTGCATTGCAAACCACCTGCTCGACCGCAAGGTCCCGGTCATTATGACCTCGTTCGTGAAACTGCTGGAAGTCATTCAGGCCAGCAGGGAGGAGGAACCGGCGATCCTGTCCAGACTTGGATATGCCAGACTCGTTATCTTCGATGACCTGGGGGCCGAGCGGGGTACAGATTATGCTATGGAGAAGGTCTACAACATCATCGACAGCCGGTATCGCAAGGGGCTGCCCATGATCCTGACAACCAACCTCAGCCTCGATGAGATGAAGCGGGAGGTTGATGTTCGGTATAGCAGGATCTACGACCGTATCTTTGAAAACTGCTATCCGATGCAGTTCACCGGGCCGAGCTGGAGAAAGACCGAGGCGAGTCGCAGATTCAAGGATATGGAGAAGTTGCTGGAGGAGGATTGATACCCAATGGGGGAAGTCGGTGAAAGAGGATACCTGAAAATCGGGAATGAGGCCGACCGGGTGGCCGTAGCCTCTATCCTGTATAAGAACGGCTACACCGTGAGGCCGGTCCGCCGGAAAAAGAACGGGAAGAGCTATGAATACTTCCTGTTCTACCAGATGAACAGCATGGACGAGGAGGCTGGCGGCGATGAAGGTTAAATTCACTGTTCTCGGGGAGCCAGCTGGGAAAGGGCGGCCCCGATTTAGAAGCGTCGGCCCTTATGTAAAGACTTATACCCCAGAGAAGACGGTAAGCTACGAAAACCTCGTTAAGCTGGAGTACAGGCGGCAGTGCAATGACTTCAAGTTTGAGGATGGGGTTCCGTTAGATCTTAGAATCACAGCATACTACTCCATACCGAAGAGCACCAGCAAGAAGAAGCGGGTCCTCATGGAGCAGTTCAAGATCCGGCCGATGAAGAAGCCTGACAACGACAATATCGTAAAGGTGGTCCAGGACGCCCTGAACTTGGTGGCCTACCACGATGATGTGCAGGTCGTTGATTGCCAGCTACGGAAATTTTACAGCGAAAACCCCAGGGTGGTCGTTACAATCCAGGAGGCTCCCGATGTTGTTTGTTCGTAAATTACCGTTTGGTATCAAAAAGATATATGTTGGAAAAGAGGGGCGGTAGATTATGAGCCGAGAACTTGAATTTGATGGATGGTGGGAGGGCAGAGCGGTTTATAGCTGCGACTGCTGCCACAAAACCGAGAGCTTTCGCTTCGACAGCGAAGATATTGACTCCAAAGCCCACCGGAAGGAACTCCGGGAAAAGAAGGGCTGGATCACGACACAGGTAAACGGCCAGTGGAAGGATTTTTGCTCCGAGGACTGCCGGAACCGTTATATCAGAAATCAGACGATTTGATAGGAGGAACAGAAAATGTTTGCAAATGACCTGAGTTTAAGCCTGAAGAGCGAGACCTTCTCTGCGCTGAAAGAGGATTTCGACAGCATCCTGGCCCGGACCATCGGGAACATGGAGATGAAGGGGGCCGAGGAAGCCACTGTGACCCTGAAGCTGGGCATTTCCCTGGAAAAGAGCAGCATGAACAGCCCGAGCGGCCTTCAGGAGATCACAAAGCCGTCCTTCAAGCACGACATCAGCTCTGTGATGCAGGTGAAGGACAAGAAATCCGGCGCTCTCACTGGCGATTATGAACTGGTATGGGATGCCGCAGAGGGGAAGTATGTGATGCGCCGCATCGACAATGGGCAGGTAAGCATCTTCGACAGTGCTCAGACCGCCGGCGACGTGATCGACGCCGATTACACCGCACTCCCCGAGGGCCAGCGCGGGCTTCCTGAAGCCTCTCAGAGCGGCGAGGAGGCGGAGGATACCTCCGATGCGGGCGATGCGGAAAACGCCAAGCCTGACCCCGCCAACGAATCTGCGAACGCTTCTGATGATACTTCCACGCCGTTTGGATGGCTGAAGCAGTTCAACGGCATGGATTTGCGAGTGACTGAGGCGATGGGCAACTACACCGTCCGCACCGCCGAGAATAAGGTCGTGCTGTCCTCCGCCACCAGTGAGACCTCCCCGTTCTACTGCCCGGCTGAAAAGCTGGCGGCCCACGTCGGCCATAAGGTGTCCTGCGTTGGCTACGGCGATGAGAACGGCGTGGTCGTCAATGTCTCCGTGGAGTGCGAGGACTGCAACGAGGTCCTGTTTGAGCTGACTGCCCCGGGAGTGGTGGAGATGACCGATGAGGAGATCGCTACGTCTGTTGATGAGGAGAAAACCGGGAGCTATGACTACGAGGCCCCCGAGAGAGAGAAAGAGGACGAGTGATATGAGAAAGCTGCTACGGAGCATGGCGAAGGCCAAAATGGAGCGGATGGGATACTCCAAAGTGAACCGGCGGATGGCCTATGGTCATTGGCGTGAAGTTCTGGGGAAGGGGGCCTACCCCGGCTTCTATGGGAAGAAGCGCCAGAACAATGGGAGTCGGCAGCCAATCCTGAAGTATTGAGGGGGAGGCACCATGATGGCTGTGTTCAGAGTCATTGTGCTCATCGTCCTTGCGCTCAACGGCCTTGGCTCGGTTTCAGATGGCGTGGGCGATCGCAAGGAATACGTCAGCACGTTTCTGGTATCTGGGGCTCTCTTTTTGGCGTCCTTCGCTGTTGAGGCCCTTCTGTAAGCAACAGAGCAAGGGGAGAGCTGTATATGAAATCGCCAATCGACATCATCAAGGGGCGGATCATTGATTACGACCCCAGAACCAGCGAGGTCACCATCAAGGCCCGGTATCCAGACTGGATGATGCTGACAAAGCGGGAGTACCGGGACTGCAACATCCAGCTCATCGACGGGAGGCCCTTGTCCGATAAGCAGCGCCGGACCTGCTATGCGCTTCTGAAAGACATCTCCAAGTTTACCGGAATGGGACTCGACCCCACGAAGGAGTATCTGAAGATCAAGTTCCTGACTGAAGATTTGCAGGAAACGGCAGACCAGATGTTCTCCCTATCCAACGCACCGATGAGCCTGGTGTGCGCCTTCCAGCGGTTCCTGGTTCACTTCATGTTGGATTGGGATATTCCATGCAGCATCCCCTTGCTCGAATTCGTGGACGATGTCCAGGACTACCTGTATGCCTGCCTGGTGGCGAAGAAGTGCTGCGTCTGCGGCAGGCACACCGACCTGCACCATCTGGACCATGTCGGGGCAGGCCGGGATAGGGAGGAGATCATTCACGAAGGAATGGAGGTGCTGCCCCTCTGCCGTGAGCACCACACGGAGGTTCACCAGATCGGGCAGCTCACCTTCAACGACAAGTACCATATCAACGGTGGCATCATCCTTGACCGGAAAATGTGCAAGCTATATGGACTGAAGGCAAAGGAGGAAGACAATGCTCAATAAATGGGAGGGCATGGGGCGGCTCACAAAAGACCCGGAACTGCGGAGAACGCCATCCGGCACGGCCGTCGCTACATTCAGCATTGCCGTTGACCGGGACTTCAAAGGCAAGGACGGCGAGCGGGAGACCGACTTCATCGACGTTGTCGCCTGGAGGCAGACGGCCGAGTTCGTGAGCAAGCATTTCACAAAGGGCCGAATGGCCGTGGTGGAGGGCCGGCTTCAGATCCGGGATTACACCAATAAGGACGGCCAGAAGAGGCGAGTTGCGGAGATCGTTGCGGACAACATCTACTTCGGAGACAGCAAGCGCGATAACGATGGGGAGGGGTCCGCATACAACAATCCGCCGTCTTATGACGACGGATATGGAGCAGGAAATGACTGGAGCGAAATCGACGAAGGAGACGGAGAATGTCCGTTTTGATAGGAGATAGGTATGGAGAAGAGTAAAATTGAATGGACCGACAGCACCTACAATCCGGTAACGGGATGCTACAACAACTGCCCGTACTGCTACGCCCGCAGGATCGCCAACCGCCTGAAGGGCTGCGATAACTGCCCAAGTGGAATTTGCCCTTCGCTTGTCAGGATTATAGAGCTGTCCCACCGCCTCCAGGCTACCAGCAAGGACGGGAAAAAGAGGTCCGCTGCTTACCCCTTCGGGTTTACTCCGACACTCCACGAATACCGGCTTGACGACCCGAAGAGCAAGGGCTTTGGGAAGAACGTATTCGTGTGCTCGATGGCGGACCTCTTCGGCCCTTGGGTGCCGGATTCCTGGATTGAAAGAGTGTTCCGGTCCTGCCTTGACGCTCCGGGCCATCGTTATCTGTTCTTGACGAAGAATCCCATCCGGTATGCCGAACTTGCCGAGGCAGGTATCCTCCCGAGGCGGGATGACTTCTGGTACGGAAGCACAGTCACGGGGCCGGAGGTTCCCGCCTTCTATGGAGGTGGATATAAAACCTTCGTCAGCATTGAGCCAATCCTGGAGCCGTTTGATGGCCCGGGAGCCGGCGGTATCGCAGATACCACGGATTGGGCGATTTTTGGCGCCGAGACCGGAAACCGAAGGGATAAGGTCGTACCGGAGCGGAGCTGGATCGAAGGCGCTGTGAAGGCGTTCCAGGATAAGGGCAAGCCGGTATTTATGAAGGACAGCATGAAGCCCGTATGGGGTAAAGAGCTGTTGACAGAATTTCCATGGGAGGACTAAGCGCATGAAGATCAGAATCAACACACACGGGAATGAACTGCCGGTCAGTCATGGGGAGTGGGTGGACCTCTACACCGCAGAAGACGTGGAGATGGGACCGCTTGATTTCAAGATTATATCTCTCGGTGTAGCTATGGAGCTGCCGGAAGGCTACTACGCCCAGGTGGTGCCCCGGTCCTCCACCTGCAAGAACCACGGCATCATCATGGCTAACAGCATTGGTATCATTGAGCATAGCTACTGCGGAAACAACGATGTCTGGGGATTCCCGGCCATTGCCATCCGACGCACCAAGATTCCGAAAGGCACCCGTATCTGCCAGTTCCAGTTGGTCAAACAGGCGGAGCCGATTGAGTTTGAGCAGGTCGATGACCTCGGCAATCCCGACCGCGGTGGATGGGGCAGCACCGGAAAAAGCTGACTGCGAGGTGGACCATGGCAAAGCAAAGCGGGTATCTCAAGCGTAAGAAGGTAGAGATCGGAGTCTACCGGCAGGCAGAGAAGGAGACCTACATCCAGTTCATGTCTGATATGTTCCAGATCGCCTTGAACGACCCGGATGTCATGGGAAAGGATGTTCTGGGCGAGGCTAGGATAAAGTGTGTGGTAGAGGCCGCCGGCAGGAACTTCGATACCTTCCACGGAGCACTGGAGAATATCCCGGAAGCCGACTACTTCCAGGAAAAGCTCGATTCCAGGCTTGGAAGGATTTTCAAAGAAAAACTGGTGCCCTTTGCAGACCGGTATCCCTGGCTCAAGAGGCAGGTCTACTAATCGGCCAGGGGAGAACGAGGTGATTGGGCTTCTGACCATGGAGGAGAAACGATATGATGTCGCCGCGGTGAAGGAGCGGCTGAATGAATACCGCGAGAAAGAGCGGGATATAGACAACCAGATCGAGCGTCTGGTGCGTCTGGTCACTAAGATGAGCAGCGTCGGGGCCCAGACCATCACTGATATGCCCAGATCCCAGGGGACGGATGGTGACAGAATTGGAAAGCTCGTTGCAGAAAAGGAAGAACTGGAGGCGGATATTCGCAGTGATGAGCGGGACCAGAAAGAGGAGTGGAGTAAGATAGAAGCTATCTTGTCCAAACTCAAGCACTCGGATGAGCGGGCAGTAATCCGCATACGGTATCACGACAGGGAGAGCTGGTCTACGGTCGCCGAGGTCATCTTTGGAAATGTGGAGGACTACCTTGACAGGGAGGGGACCTACATCCGGCGGGTGCATAAAATCCATGGCTCCGCCCTTCTGAATATGGCGAAGATCATGGAGAACGGTGAGCCGGATACAGAGGTTCCTGCGGTTATGTAGCCTATATTCCATCATCCAGAAACCTTCCAGCGGTTTTAGGAGTCAATTTGAACAGGGCGGAGTAGTCTGATGGGGCTGCTTCGCCCTGTACTCGTTTTCGTTGATATTAGAAAATTATCTATAAAAATAACCGAAAACATATTGACTTAGGCGACTAGTGTTGTAAAGTAAAGTTACGATAAATCAATACCAAAAGGAACCGATAGGAGTAGATGAATATGAAAAACGAGTATCTGGAGAAGATTTGTGACCGTATTCAGAACGGGGAGGAAGTCGGAAGAAACCAGCGGGAGCTGGCCTGGGCGTACAAGCAGCCGGCCTATCAGAAGTTCGGCCGCATCTGCCTGGACCATCCCATCTACACCGACAAGGATGCGGCGGCCATCGCACAGGAGCTTTCCCTGGCCGGTATCAATGAGCTGTATATCACCAGCCAGTCCAGCAATCAGCTTGACCTGTGGGCAGTAATGGATGCCTTCGGCCTGAAGCTGCGCGGGATCGGCTTCATCGACAATGCAGATTATATCGTCGATGTTGAGCGGTGGGGCAGCAGCAATCTCCCCGAGACGCTTGCGGCCCTCCGGTTCAGCTTCAAGGAGGAGCAGCAGTGAGAGATAAGCAGAAAGCAGAGGCCCTGGCACGAATGAAACTGCTTGGCATCTTCCCGGAGACCATCAAGCAATTTGATCGAGACTGGAAGGTCAGTATCAGCGAACCCCCGCTTGGAGCCTTTTATTGGGCGGAAGGTTGGGATCTCGACCGAATTGAGCAGTTCGAGGAGGACCACGACGCCTTGGTCTACCTGGTGATCCGCAGTTACACGACACACGGGAAAATGGACGACTACCTGTACGTCAGCAAGCACGAAGAGGAATGGGAGCAGGACAGGGAGGATCTGAAGAACAGGATGCCCTTGGCATATACCTTCAGCTTCGATGACCCGCAGCTCTCCGAAATAGGATATATTGTCATCGAGAAGACAATGGCGGGCGGATTGACCCGCACCTGGTAAGGGGGTATTGGTATGGAATGGATTCGATGGAGCAGATGGGGCAGTAATGGCCGAATTGAGGGAGGGCAGATGAGATGGAGGGATATTCAACTGAACCTCCAGAAATTCGAGCAGGAGGCCAAGAAGCTGTTGGATGAGACCGGTGCCGACCATGTGGTCTACGGAATGAAGATTTACGAGGATGGGCACCTGAAAGAAGCCCGGTTTTACCTTCAGCCGATGAGTGAAGAGGAGTTCGACCGGGTGGCGTCCCTCAGTGGCGTAATTGTATATGCGCTCCACAAAAGAGACTGAGGTGCCTATTGTACAGAAAGAACACGAGGATGGTGATTCTTTGTATAACATGAGTATAGATACATACGCCTGCGATATTTGCGGGTTTGAAGAAAAGTGGGATGCACACGATGACCGCAGAGGAGACCTCTGGGAGTGCGACTACTGTGGAAAGCATTTTTGCACGGCTTGTTTTATCGAGGAGGTCGGGAGAGATGCGTTCGACAAGATGCTGGGAGAAACCGACTATGTTCTGTGTCCTGAGCATTACAAAGAGGGAGTTTTCGGAATAGAAGGAAACCGATAAAGGAGGGGCGCACATGAAATATGCTGTGATTGCGACCTATGTGAACGGGACAGCCACCGGAGCTGTAATAAACGCAACGAGCAATCAGTGTGCCTGGGTCGAGGCCCTGAAGATGTTCGGCTACGGAGAGTACATCCAGAGCATCCAGGTTTCCACTGTTCTGACAGAAGATCGCGGCGGCGAGTTCGAGGAGGGCAAATGATTAGATGCGTTGTATGCTGTGATTTGTGTGGACAACCGGTTCCGTCCCACGTTAAAGAAACACCGTTTGGCCCGGTCGAGGTTATTGAAACAGGAAAGACAAAGGTTTGGGATATTGGCAGCCATCTGACATTGTGCAAAAGATGCGCCGCTCTCATAGATGCCGAGCTTGAACTGTTCAAAATGCGGGTACTGCGCAGCGAAACAGAGTATAGGTCATCTGTACCTGTACAAAAGGGCATGAAAAGGCACTAAAAGGCATTGTAACGCACCATTTTCCTGTGCTATCTTGTATAACAGAAAATTTGGATGGACCGTTAGGGGACGGGAAATCCAGAAAGCGTCACCGACTGGTGGCGCTTTTTTATTTGCTGACTGGAGGTACAGGAAATGGAAAAGCGCATCGAAATGGTGCAGCGCCGTGTCGGCGACCTGAAACTGGACTTCGGCAACCCCCGCAAGATCAAAAAGCAGAAGCGGGAGGATTTGGAGGAGTCCCTGGACAAATACGGCGACTTCGACATCATCGTCATCAACGATAAGGACCAGGTCATTGGCGGCAATCAGCGGGTGACCATTTTCCAGAAAAAGAACCCGGACATGATCGTCGAGTGCAAAATGCTCATCGGCTACACGGTGGCAGAGCTGAAGTACATCAATATCAAGCTGAACAGCCACGCCGGAGAGTGGGACCTGGATGAGCTGGGCGACTGGACGGCCGACCTGATGGGCAGCTTCAAGCTGGACCTGGAAAAGCCCCCGAAGCCCGTGGAGGATCGGACCATCAAGGAGATGGAGCCGATCCACTACGAGCAGTATGATTATGTCCTGATTGCCTGCCGGAACGAACTGGATTACAATGACCTGGTGCGGAAGCTCGGTATTGAGGGAGGCCAGGTCAAAGTGGCGAAGAGCCGGCATATCAAGGGGCGGGCCATCTGGTACGATGACTACAAGGGCCGCATCCTGAGCAAAGAGGAAGCGGAAGAACTGGATGGTAGCGGGGAGGCAGAGGAATGATTCAGTTTGCAAAGCCTGATATTACCTCCGCCGAGATCCTGAAGGTGGAATCCACGCTGAAAAGCGGCTGGCTCACCGGCGGTCCGAAGGTGGCTACCTTTAGAATGGAGATTGCCGCCATCAGTGGCGCGGATCACGCCGTCTGCTATGATAGCTGCACCGCCGCCATGGAGATGAGCCTGCGGGCGCTGGGCATCGGTCCAGGGGATGAGATTATCACTACCCCCTATACCTACTCAGCCACCGCTGAGGTCATTCGGAACGTGGGCGCAAAGATTGTGTTCTGCGATCTGAAGCCCGGGACCTTTGAGATGGACTACGGCAAGCTACCGGGGCTCATCACCGAGCGGACCAAGGCGGTCATGCCGGTTGACTACGGCGGGGTTCCGTGCCGATATGCAGACCTGTTTCAAGCGATTTCCAGCAAAGCCAGCCTATATCACCCCTCTACGCCTCTGCAAAAAAGCATAGGCAGGGTCGCCGTTGTGGCTGACGCCGCCCATAGCTTCGGCGCCAGCTACGAAGGTTATTCCGTTGGGGGCGTGGCCGACTTCACCTGCTTCAGCTTCCATGTCCTGAAGCCCATCACCACCGGAGGCGAGGGCGGAGCGGTTGTCTGGCGTGACTTTGATAACATCGACAACGACCTGCTGGAGCGGCGCCTGGCCCTCCTTGGGGACCACGGGCAGACAGAAAAGAATATCTCCGGCATCCACGGCCGGGAGTGGGAGTACGACATAGCCCTGTTCGGCTACAACCACATTATGACCGATGTGGATGCTGCGGCCGGTCTTGGACAGCTTGACCGAATGAAGGAGCTTTACTCCGCCAGGGAGGCACTGACAAAGCTCTACTATTTGAATCTGCCCGGCAGTGTGGAGGCAGCACTTCAACACTTTGGGAAGGACTACACCAGTTCCATGCACCTGTTCCCGATCCGTATTCCCGGGGCAGGCGAGAATGAGCGGAACCGGGTGTTTGCGAGCCTGCTTGATGATGGTATTGCCTGCAACGTCCACTACAAGCCGCTTCCCATGTTCACCGCCTATATCCGGGAGGGATTTGACATTCAGGACTACCCGGCTGCCTACGACACCTACAAGAACCTGATTACGCTTCCGTACCACACGCACATGACTGTGGATGACGTGGAGCTGGTCTGCGCTGCGGTCGAGAGGGCGGTGAAGGCCCTATGAATATCACGACTTTGCAGGGAGCCACCGTTCTGATTACCGGCGGGACAGGGACCTTCGGGAACGCTTTCTTGGATGAGTGCCTGGCTGCCGGGGCGGATGAGATCCGCATCTTCAGCAGGGATGAGAAAAAGCAGTATGATATGGCCCAGAGATACCGGGAGAACCGCAATGTCCGGTTCTTCCTGGGGGACATCCGGGACAAGAGATCTATCGACGCCGCCATGTATGGGGTCGATTTCGTTTTTCACGCTGCTGCTATGAAGCAGGTCCCGTCCTGCGAGAACTTCCCCATGGAAGCGGTGAAGACCAACATCAGTGGCAGCGAGAACCTGCTGCTGGCGGCCATCCAGAAGCGAGTGCAGAAGGTGGTCTGTTTATCAACTGACAAAGCGGTGTACCCCACCTCGGCCATGGGCATGACGAAAGCCTACATGGAGAAGCTGGCTTTCCAGAAGGCCGAGCAGCAGAGCGGCACGGAAATCTGCGTGACTCGGTTCGGTAATCTGGTAGCCTCCCGGGGCTCCGCTGTGCCACTGTTCATTGAACAGGTGCAGAACGGTATGCCCATCACCATTACAGACCCGGCTATGACCCGGTTTATGATGACAGTGAAGGAGGCCGTGGCTCTGGTCCGGCAGGCATTTGCTGTTGGACGGAACGGTGAGCTTCTGGTGAAGCGGTCAGCCGCCTGTACGACCGGGGATCTGGCGAAGGCAGTCTGCGAATATATGCACCTGTCGGCGGACTACCCGGTCGTGCAGATCGGGATTCGCCCCGGGGAGAAAATGCACGAAGCTCTGCTTACCGAAGAGGAGGCAGAGATCGCTACGGTCAAGGGGGACTATGTGGTAGTGTCCCGAGACCGGAAGGGCATCAAAAAGCTGGATGTACCGTATCGGTCCGATTTGGCCGAGCGAATGGATGAACCGGCGGTGCTCCGGCTGATTGAGAGCGTTTTTGAGGGAGGGGTGAGCTGACATGAAGAAACATCTTTTTGTGGTGGCCCACCCTGACGATGAAGTTCTGGGCGCCGGTGCCTTTATCTACGATGCCATTCGGCGAGGAGACAAGGTGGCCGTGACCGTCCTGAACAACTGCGACACCACCAGGTATCGGGATGATGAAACTAGGATCGTGAAGGATCTGGAGAGAAGCCATGCCGCCTTGGGGGGTGGCATCCGCCGGGACCTGTTCTACTACACCGACAGCAACTTCCATAACGCAGATCACCGGCAGATGGTACAGGACATCGAGGGCGTCATCCGCGATTTTCAACCGGACATCATCTTTACGCAGCACTCTGGGGACATCAACACCGACCACTACTGGACGGTGGCATCCTGCATGGAGGCGTTCCGGCTGTGGCAGCGGGGTAGGGGTGAGTACCATCCGGTCGAGGCTCTGTATCTGATGGAGGTCCAGTCCTCCACGGATTGGGCCTTGAACCCGTCTGAGGAGAGGTTCAAGCCGAATACCTTCGTTGAGGTATCCCCGGAGGCGGTAGACGCTAAGGTTGACGCCCTGGCGGCCTATGAGAATGTAATCCGACCGGTCCCGCACCCCAGGTCCACAAAGGCACTGTATGCGCTCCCTGTTCTCCGGGGCGCACAGGCGGGGTATCCGCTGGCCGAGGCGTTCGAGTGCGTGTTCAGGAGGGGAGACCTATGATCCTGACCTCGCACCAGCCCGACTTCCTGCCCTACATGGGCTTCTTTTACAAGGCGGCCCGCAGCGATGTGCTGGTCCTGTCCGATGATGTCCGGTTCTCCAAAAGCGGTATGCACAACTGGAACCGGATTAAGACCCCGGCGGGCGCCCAGAAGCTGACCATCCCGGTCCATGCCCACCACGACACGCCACTCTGCCAGATCGAGATTGCAGACCCCAGCCATGGCATCGGGCGGGCGGTGAAGACGATTGAGCAGCACTACCGCAAGGCTCCCCACTACGGGGAGGGAGCGGAGCTACTGGAGATTATGCAGTTCTTCTCCGGCCCCGGAAATGTCTGGCTCACTGAGATGAACGAAAATCTCATCCTCCATATCCTGGACCGGTTCAACATCAAGCCCCTGGCAATCCTACGGGCCTCTGTCCTGGGTATCCAGGGACACAAGGATGAACGCATCTTCCAGATGTGCGAGGAGACTGGAGCGGATACATACCTGAGTGGCCGGGGTGCTGCGGACTACCACCAGCCGGAGGAATATATGCTCCGGGGTATCGACCTGATTTACACTGACTACGAGCCGGCCCAGTACCAGCAGCTCTACGGAGAGTTCATCCCGAACCTGTCTGTGCTGGACTACATTTTCAACTGCGGATATGAACTTCCAAGGGGGTGGATTTGATGGAGAACAAGGTTGCAAAGCACATGGAGATCTGCAAGGGCCTGAACGCCCTCTACGAGCGGAAGAACCACGACTACGGTGACAGCTTCCACGCCACCTTCATGGAGGAGGGGCTTGCAATGGTGAGAATCAGACTGAGCGACAAACTAAGCCGGTTCAAGACCCTGTCCAGGCTCGATTGCTCGGATAGCGACCAGCAGCGGGTTACGGATGAATCCATGCGGGACACCCTGCTGGATCTTGCCAACTACGCCATTATGACGGTGCTTGAGATGGATGAGGCTGGGGGGTGGGGAGTGTGAGCGAGCCTACCTTCGGCATCTATATCCCCAGCTATAAGCGGGCAAATACCTGCACAGCCCACCGCTTCCTCCGGTACGGGACGTATATCGTCCGGGCAAGCGAGGAGGCGGAATACCGGGAGGCCCTGCGGGATGTAGAGGACCATATCAAGGTGTGGGCCGTGGAGGATGAGCTGATCTGCGGCCTGACCGAAGTGAACCAGTGGCTCATCGACAATGCCCCGGAGGATGTCATCGCAATCCTGGACGACGATATTCACCACTTCTACTACCGGATGTATGAAACGGTGTCCCTGGAGGACCCCGAGGTTGTCACGGCGGAGCTGGAGCGGATCGGGCAGCTCATGTCTGACCTGAAGATAGGGTTCGGGGCCACAGACGCCACCATCCGCCCCTGGAACTACGACTGTGAGTTTTCCTTCAAGGGGTGTGCCGGTGCGGTCCGGTGGGTCAACCGGCCGGTTTTCAAAGCGAAATGCCATAAGGAGCTGGAGTACAACTACGACCTGGACCTCGTACTCCAGGAGCTTCTTGTGAACCGGGTGATCCTGAAGCCCAAATACTTCTGCTCGAAGGGCCTGACCGATACCAATGAGGGCGGAGCCTCCGGGAAGAAAAGGGGAGACCAGGTCGCCAGCATCAATCTGATGAAGTCCAAATGGGGCAAGTATTTCTCCTACAACATGAAGACGAACGTGCCCCACATCAATGTGAAACGGTAGATTTTGAAAAATTTTCTTAAATATCTGCATTTTTATTGACTTTTAGCCGGTATCAGTTAAGATATAGTAAAGGCCAAAAATGTTAAGATTTGGCCTTGAAAAAGGCTGAAAGGATGATAAATTTGGCATTTCAGATGCTGACACGGACGAATCGCAGTTTCTGGGAGGTTACGTCCGTCATGCAGAACTCAATCCGAAAGGGAGACTATGAGCTGGCCGGTCATTGCGCATGGGAACTGTTTCCTGGGTACACGCCGTACCTGCGGAAGCGGTTCCTTGTCATTTCTGCCGAGGATTGCTTTGGAGTCATCACAAAGGAGATCGTGGCGCTCTCGGAAATCGGAGACGAAAAGGCTCTGACCCAGGCACTCGCTCTGATGTGCGCGGCGAAAAAGAACCGGGACGCAGATTACTTCGTCTGCAATCTGATGTTCTGCCCGGAACCGACCGGGATGACAAAGGATGAGCTGGCGAAAGAGCTGCACCGGGCAATTCGCAAGCGGGAGGTCGTAAAGGCCGGCCGGCTGGCGGCGGAGCTTTTCAAAAAGAACCGCAAGGAGTTCTGGAAGATGCTGACCCAGACGGCAGAGGTATTCTACCCGCATCTGTTGGATGAGGTCGTGGCCCTGAACCGGGCGAACGACATGGTCAGCAAGCCCTCGGAGGAGACCATCTTCGTTGCAAAGGCAATCGTGCTGATGTGGACGGAAAAGGAACCCCGGGAGGGGGTCCTGGGGTGGGAGGGGATGGATTTCTTCCATCTGCTTGACCCGGATACGATCCCGGTCCCGAAACCGGTGGAGGAGTGCCAGCGGGTGAATGGCCTGTTCCCGGAGTGGGCGTATAATTGGCACACCTCATACGGGAAGTACCAACTCCGGCGTGATGCAGTCCACGCTATCCAGAATGACCAGAAGATCCTGACCCCGCTGGAGGAGAACCTGTTCGACGACTGCACCTGGAACCGGGACATCAACATCTGCCTCCAGAAACACAACCCGAACCGTTACCAGTTCCCGTTTGATGACGGGAAGCGGAAACCGGAGGAGAAGTATGGAGCGTAAGAGTGATACGGTCCGGCGCCTGGTGGCTGCCGGCGACTTCAAAGCTGCGCTTCGTATCGCCAAGGACTTCCGCCTTGGGATCTCGAAAGAGGACTCCGACGATATGCGCCGAGGGTACGAGTGCATGATCCATGGGGCCTTTTATCAATCCATTGGGAAAGACCCCTCGGAAATTGCGCAAAAGGGCGTGGAGACTGTGCAAAGGCTCTACGGCATATAACTCCACCCCCAGAAAACTAAGCCCTTAAAATGGCCTCTACGCCTTTGTGCGAGGGGCTATTTTTATGCAGAAAGAAGGTGAGATCTGATGGCTCGAAACCCGAAACAGGACGCCAATTTGAAGCCCTACAAAAAGGGAGACATAACCAGTGAGGAAGCTAAGAAGCGCGGGCGGGCTGGCGGGGTGAAGTCAGGGGAGTCCAGACGAGCGAAAAGGGACGCCAAATCGGCCGTCAGATACCTGCTTGACCTAGCCGCAAAAGGAAAGATTGCCGATAACCTGAAGGAACTTGGCTTTCCGGCCAATGAGCAGACCAACATGGCCGCCCTTCAGGCGCGGCTGTTCACTATGGCAATGGGCGGCAACATTGATGCCTACACGACACTGATGCGGATGGCCGGGTATGAACCGGAGGAGAACCGCAAGGAGCGCGAGAGCATTGCGGCCGACCGGCGCCGGGAAGTCGAACTGGATGCCAAGGTCGCTGCCCTGGGTGCAAACCCGGAGGGCATGAGCGCATCGGTGAACATGAGCGATGAGGACGGCAACAACGATGTCGTCATCTATATGCCGCAGATCGCCTCGGAGGAGAGCTGCGAGATGAAGGAAGAGGCAGGCAAACCGGATACCGGGGAGACCGATAAAGCGTCGTCTGAGCAGTAAGGCGGTGATTGGATGTCACTGATCCTGAAGCCGCAGGAAGGCCCTCAGACAATGTTCATGGCGACACCGGCGTCTATCTGCATATACGGTGGGGCTGCCGGCGGCGGGAAATCATTCGGCCTGCTGCTGTCACCGCTCCGCTACAAGAATGTTTCCGGCTTTGGCTGCACCATCTTCCGCCGCAATTTCAATCAGATTTTTGCTCAGGGCGGCCTTTGGGATGAATCTATACAGATTTACCGGGGCGTCCGTGGAGCGGACCCGAAGTTTGCAAGGGGCCAGTGGTGGTTCAGGGACAAGGATGGGAACATCGTTTCCAAGGTGACCTTTGCCCACATTGAGCGAGATGAAGATGTCCACAAGTGGCAGGGCTCCCAGATCTGCGAGATTGGCTTTGACGAGCTAACCCACTTCTCCGAAAAGACCTTCTTCTATATGCTTTCCCGTAACCGCTCCACCTGCGGCGTGACCCCGTTTGTCCGGGCCACCTGTAACCCAGATGCGGATAGCTGGGTGGCGAAGTTCATCGAGTGGTGGATTGACCCAAACACCGGATACCCGATACCGGAGCGCAGCGGGAAAATCCGCTGGTTCATTCGTCGGAATGAGACTCTGTATTGGGCAAACACCCGGCAAGAGCTGTGGGAGCAGTTCAACCTCCAGACTGAGGAAGAGCGGCAGGAACCCCGCTCGGTCACGTTCATCGCCTCGAAACTGAGCGACAATCAGGAATTGCTCCGGGTGAACCCCGGATACCTTGCAAACCTGAAAGCCTTGTCAGTCATTGAGCGAGAACGGCTCTTGAACGGCAACTGGAAGATCAAGGCGGCCGCCGGCCTGTTTTTCAAGCGAACCCAAATTGGAGAAATCCTGGACAAAGTTCCGGGCGATGTCATCAGATGGGTACGCTGCTGGGACTTGGCAGCTACGGAGAAGACCGAGGATGGAGACCCGGCCTATACCGCCGGTGTCCTCATTGGAAAGCGGAAGAATGGCCGCTATGTAATAGCGGATGTCATCAATCGGCAGATGTCCGCCTCAGATGTGCGAAAGACCATCAAGCTCACCGCCCAGGCCGACCGGGCCGCCTACAAGCGGGTCCGCATCAGGCTCCCGAAGGACCCCGGGCAAGCGGGCAAGGAACAGGCGGAATCCTACGTTAAGTACCTGGCCGGTTTCGATGTGAAGACTGTGGCCGAAACCGGCAGCAAGGAAGCCAGAGCGGAGCCTATGGCAGCCCAATGGCAGGCCGGCAATTTCGACCTGGTCTATGGCCCTTGGAATGAAGAGTACCTGTTGCAACTGGAGAATTTCCCGGATGGGAAGTTCAAGGATATGGTGGACGCATCCGCCAACGGCTTTGCGGAGATCGAGGCCAGCGCCTTTGATGTCAGCAGCCTGATTTGATTACGATACCGGAAAGAGGTGCAAGCGCATTGGAAAAGCACAAGATCACGCAGCTTGACCGCATTGCTAGATATGCCGATCTGATTCAGAAACAGGCTGGCAAGGCGGTGCGGCCGTACCGTGCTGATGGCTATGTGAACATGATGACCCGGTATGGTACGCAGAAGGATGCGTCTGAGCAGTACAAGTTCGTCCCGGAAGACGCTGTTCCCGACGAGCTGCTGACCATGTACTATGAGGGGAACGGTCTGTTTGCTAAAATCATCGACACGCCGGCAGAGGAAGCCATAAAGCATGGTTTTGAGCTGAAAGATGTATCGGATCAGGCGGTAGAGGATTTTTACACTGAGGCCCTGGATGAGCTGGATTGGGAAGAGACCGCCATGACCGCCATCAAATGGGCACGTCTCTTCGGTGGATCTCTGGCGGTCATGCTCATCAATGACGGCCGTGGCCTGGATGAACCGCTCGACTGGCGGCATATCCAGTCTATCGACGACATTCGGG